ATGGGCGCCTCAGACGACATCAAATCGACCACTGGACAGTACGACACTAGTCTTGGAGCGACATCAAATGAGCGTTCGGGCAAGGCAATTATGGCGCGCGAGCGTCAGTCTGACACTGGCACTTATCATTACGTGGACAATCTGGCGCGCGCTGTTCGCCACTATACGCGTCAGCTAGTTGACCTGATTCCGAAGATTTACGATACCCAGCGCGTGGCCCGCATCATCGGCGTGGACGGCGAAACGGACATGGTCAAGATCGACCCAACTCAGCAAGAGCCGGTCAAGAAGATCGTCAACCAGCAGGGCATTGAGATTGATAAGATTTACAACCCCGGCGTCGGTAAGTACGACGTCGTGGTCACTACCGGCCCGTCTTACATGACCAAGCGTCAGGAAGCACTGGATGCGATGGGCATGATCCTGCAGTCCAACCCGCAGCTCTGGCAAGTCGCCGGCGACCTGTTCATCAAGAACATGGATTGGCCAGGCGCACAAGAGATGGCCGAACGGTTTGCTCGCGTCATCGACCCGAAAGTGTTGGGTGACGGATCGGACGACAGCCCCGAGATGCAGCAGGCCAAGCAGCAAATGCAGGCAATGGCGCAGGAGTTGGATCAGCTGCACCAGATGCTGCAAAACGTCGGCAAGTCGGTCGAGGTGCAGGATCTGGAGCGTAAGAACTTTGAAGCCGAGATCAAGGCGTACCAAGCTGAGACACAGCGCCTGACTGCCGTATCTGGCGCCATGAACCCAGAGCAAGTGCAAGAAGTCGTCATGCAGACGCTGCGCGACGTCATGTCAGCCGGCGACTTGGTCATGGAGCAGCAAGGCATGATGATGCCAGGCGGCATACCGGAGGGCATGGAGCCTAACGAGCCGCAAGGAATGCCCGAACAAATGGAACCGCCACAAGGCGAAATGATGCCGCCGCAAGGCCAAATGATGCCACCTGAAGGGATGCAACAATGAAACCCGCTGATTTCGTAGGGATGCTGTTTTTGGGGCGCGATGTCGCCCATTCAGTGCATCTGAACACGCGCAGCTTCTCAAAACACATGGCGCTAAACACGTTTTACGACGGAATTGTCGATTTAGCGGACAAATTTGCCGAGGCATACCAAGGAAAATATGGTGTGCTAATTGGCCCAATTTCGCTACAATCTGCCAAAAAAACCGGCAATATTTTGGAGTTTTTGGAAGATCAGCTAGCTGAAATTCACGCAGAACGCTACAAGGTCGTCGATAAGGAATGCACGGCAATCCACAATATCATCGACGAAATTGAGGGTCTGTATATGTCTACCCTTTACAAGCTTCGCTTTTTGGCGTAAGGAATAATCATGGCAAATTACACCTATATCACGGCTACGGCCAACATTAAACCGGCAGCCGGCAAGCTAAAGGGCATTTTTGTCAGCGCAGCTTCCAGCACTCCGACTATCACTGTTTACGACTCAGCTGCAGCAACCACAACGACCACCATTTTGGGGACGTTTACGCCAGCTGCTGCCACGTCATACTTGCTGCCGCTAGACGGTGCGTATGCTAAAAATGGCATTTATGTCGTAATCAGTGGTACAGTAAACGCAACAGTTATTTACGAGTAAGTCGAAATACCGCACTGACGCGGTACGTCAGGGATTCTTTAGGAATCGACAATGTCTGAAGAGATTCAAAACGAGTTAGCGGAAGCACCCGCGCCAGCACCGGCACCGACGGCAGAGCCAGTAGCTGAAGAAACACATGCGCCGGAGAATGAACAGCCGACCGAGCAGCAGACCAAAACCTTCACACAAGAAGAATTGGATGCGATCGTAGGCAAGCGGCTTGCAAGAGAACAGCGTAAGTGGGAAAGAGAACAGGCACGTCGAGCGCAAGAAGCGCCTGCCGCACCTGCCGAACTCCCGCCGGTTGAACAGTTTGATTCTGTTGACGCGTATGCCGATGCATTGGCTACACGAAAAGCAGAGGAATTGTTGGCCAAGCGTGAAGCTGATCGCGAACGCATGAGTATGCTTGAAGCATATCAGGATCGTGAAGAGGACGCGCGGACTAAGTATGAGGACTTTGAACAAGTCGCATACAACCCCGCACTGCCGATTACGAGAGAGATGGCTGAGACTATTCAATCGTCTGATGTCGGCCCCGAACTAGCGTATTACTTGGGTTCGCACCCAAGCGAAGCTAGCCGGATTTCACGCTTATCGCCTATTCTGCAGGCCAAAGAAATCGGCAAACTAGAAGCTAAGATTGCTTCAGAACCGGTTTTAAAGAAAACAACTAGCGCCCCACCTCCGATAGCACCGATTAGCGGTCGTGGCACTGGCGCGCCGTCTTATGACACGACTGACCCACGTTCTATCAAGAACATGAGTACGTCAGAATGGATTGAGGCAGAGCGCCAGCGTCAAATCAAAAAGTGGGAAGCTCAACGTAATCGCTAACTTTTTTTAGGATATAAATCATGGCAAACTCGATTCTTACCATCGACATGATTACCCGCAAGGCTCTCGAAATCCTTGAGAACAACCTGGTAATCTCTCGTAACGTCAATCGCCAATACGACGACTCGTTCGCCGTTGAAGGTGCAAAAATTGGTTCCACTCTGCGTATCCGCTTGCCGGACCGCGCTTTGGTGACCGACGGTGCCGCCCTGCAAACTCAGGACGACAACGAACAGTACACCACACTGTCGGTGGCTTCGCAGAAGCATATCGGCATTAACTTCACTTCTGCCGAACTCACTATGCAGTTGGATGACTTTGCAGAGCGTGTTCTGAAGCCTCGTATTTCGCAGCTGGCTGCATCCATCGATGCTGACGTTGCTAATGCGTACAAGAACATCTTCAATTCCGTCGGCACCCCCGGCACCACCCCATCGACTTCGCTCGTTCTGCTGCAAGCGCAACAGAAACTGAACGAAAACGCTGCTGTGATGTCGCCACGTTATGCAACTGTTAACCCAGCTGCTAACGCCGGTCTGGTCGAAGGCATGAAAGGTCTGTTCAACCCAACCGACACCATCAGCCGCCAGTTCAAGAACGGCATGATGGGCACTGGCGTTTTGGGCTTCGACGAAGTCAACATGTCTCAGTCGATCAAACAGCACACCACTGGTAGCTGGGGTACTTCGATCACTGTGACTTCAACTGTTACTACCGAAGGTCAGTCCACTCTGCCAATCAGCTTTACTGGTTCGAGCAAGACTTGGAACGTCGGCGACGTGTTCACCATTGCTGGTGTTAACGCTGTCAACCCACAGACCCGTGAGTCCACAGGTTCGCTGCAGCAGTTCGTTGTGACTGCTGTTGCTTCCGGCTCCTCGACTGCTACTCTGTCGATCAGCCCAGCTCTGTACTCCGCTGGTCAGGCTTTGGCCACTGTTGACGCTCTGCCTGTTTCGGGCGCTGTTGTCACCATGTTGGGTTCGGCTGCTACCCAGTACGCTCAAAACCTCGTCTATCACAAAGACGCAATCACGCTGGCTACCGCCGACCTGCTGATGCCACAAGGCGTCGACATGGCGTCACGTCAAGTCCATAACGGCATCTCGATGCGTATCGTTCGTCAATACGACATCAACAATGACCGTATGCCTTGCCGTATCGACGTTCTGTACGGTTACAGCACGATTCGTCCGCAAATGGCTTGCCGCATCTGGGGCTAAGTCTTGGTGGGGGCTTTGGCCCCCATTGACAACATCTTTTAAAGGAAAATTATCATGGCACTTCCTAATGGCGCTGGTGGCTATCAAATTGGTGATGGCAATATCAACGAAGCAATTATCAAGACGGTTCCTGTTCCAGCAACCGCAACTGCAACGGCTACTCTGACTGCTGCTCAAGTTCTGAACGGCATTCTGCTCGGTAGCCCAGGCACTTCGGCAGCTAGTTACACGCTGCCTACCGTGTCGGATCTGGAAGCAGCACTGCCTGCAGCAACTAAGCCCGGCGTGTCTTTTGACTTCTCAGTGGTTAACGTCGACGGCTCTAGCTCCGGCGTCATCACTCTGGTCGCAGGCACTGGCTGGACTATCGTTGGTCTGGCAACTGTTGTGGCTACTGCTGGTACGGCTCAAGCTTTCCGCGCGCGCAAGACCGGCGACGGCGCTTGGACTCTGTATCGTATGGCTTAATTTGACGGGGGCTTCGGCCCCTGTTTTTCAAAGGATAAATTATGTCAAATACGAAACCTATTGGTGTTGCGTATACTGACCAAGACATCATCGGTTCAGATTACGTTTTATCTAGTGGTCAACTAGGTTATACGACTACAGCTCAAGGCACAGTAACTCAGGCAACCAGCAAATCTACCGCTGTGACCCTGAATACTTCGGCGGGTCAAATTACAATGAACAACGCCGCTTTGGCGTCGGTTACCAACGTAACTTTTACCCTCAATAACTCACTTATCAGCAGCAACGATATTCTTATCCTTAATGTGTCCGGCGGTGCTACCTCCGGCGCGTATAACTGCTGGGTATCGGGGTTAAGTGCTGGTTCAGCGACTATCACTGTGCGTAATATTTCTGGCGGCTCGCTGTCAGAAGCAGTGGTGATTAACTTTGCTTTGATTCACTGTCAGTAATTAAGGCGGGGCTTCGGCCCCGTTCTACCCTATGCCTATATATTTACAACACCCAGTTCACGGCACCAAAGTCGCCACTATGGAGATGGAAGCCGAATTTGATGAACAAAACGGCTGGCTTCGGTATAATCCCGACACGCCTTCAGCTCCTGAAGCGGCGGCACCAGCCAATGAACTGGAAGTTAAACGTCGTCGTAGCCGCACTACCGTAGAGGCGGCAGCTTAAAGGAGTAGACATGGCAACCGCCTTCGACCAGATCAAAGCGGCACTTCGGCTCATAGGCCAGCTGGCTGAAGGTGAAGAGCCATCTCCGCAGGCCGCTCAAGACTCGCTAAACGCCATGAATCAGATGATTGATTCGTGGAACACAGAGCGCCTGTCGGTATTCAATACGATCGATCAGACCTTTCTTTGGCCTGCAGGAGAAATCCAGCGCCATCTTGGCCCGTCTGGCGCAAGCATAGGTGGGTTTGACGGTCTTCGTCCTGTTTTGCTCGATGATTCGACTTACTTCCGCGACCCGCAGACCAACGTGTCGTTTGGCATTAAGTTTATTAATCAGCAGCAATATGACGGCATCGCGGTCAAAACCGTGACCTCCACGTATCCACAAGTCATGTGGATTAACATGGAATACCCCAACATTCAGATGACGGTCTACCCCAAGCCCACACGGGAATTGGAGTGGCACTTCATCAGCGTGCAGGAGTTGGATAAGCCTGCTACGTTAAACACTAATTTGACGTTCCCGCCAGGCTATCTGCGTGCGTTTAAGTACAATTTGGCGATGGAAATTGCCAACGAGTTTGGCGTCGAGCCTATGCCACAAGTGCAACGGATCGCCATGACGTCCAAGCGTAACCTGAAGCGCATCAACAACCCTGACGACGTGATGTCCATGCCGTACTCGTTGGTGGCAACTCGCCAACGCTTCAATATTTACGCAGGCAATTATTAACTAAATGGTGCACGTATGATGATGCTTACGCTTGGCTTGCACATACGCTTGATGCGCTTCTTCTGGGGTTTTAAAATACCCCAAAAGAATTTGCTTGCCACTAACGCATATACGCGCGCGCCAGCATTTACCTACGGCGTGCCACGAAACGCCAAGAAAACCGTTTTTGTTTCTTGCATGCGCCTTCCGTTGATTTTGGATATTTTGGGCGGTTGTCACATCACGCAAATTGCTAAACGAATCGTTGGTGGGGTTACCGTCAATATGGTCTATGTCGTACATTGGTTCCGCGCCAGTCATGTACACCCATGCCAAGCGATGCGCGCGGTAGGCAACTTTGTTCAACTTGATAATCAAATACCCGTCCGGTCGCCTAAACCCAGCTATGTCGCCGATTCGAACTCTACGGTTGGGTTTTATCAACCAAGTAAAAATGCCTGTTTTAGGGTCGTAACTAAGCATTTTTTTGATTTGTTCCGCAGGTATACTAATCATAGCTATGCCTCTTTAAAAGGTACGCGGCCAGTATACCATGAAAGTTTAGCTTAGGACAAAGTATGCGTACGCCCATTCTTGGCCAATCCTACGTGGCTCGCAGCGTCAATGCTGCCGATAGCCGCATGGTGAACCTGTTTCCTGAAGCCACACCGGCACCGGAAGGTATGGAACCTGCGTACCTGAACCGGGCGCCAGGCTTGCGTAAGCTAGGCGTTGTCGGCACTGGCCCTATTCGGGGGCTGTGGTCGTATGGCAGCTACATGTACGCTGTCTCAGGCAGCAAACTGTACCGCGTGGACAGCAACTGGGCAGCCATTCCGCTAGGTAACGTCAGTGGTACTGGCCCCGTGTCGATGGTCGACAATGGCACACAGCTCTTCATTGCGGCCAACCCTGATGGCTACATCTACGATGCGTCGACCGAAGAGTACGCCGAAATTACCGACGTAGACTTTCCAGGCGCGGTGACGGTCGGCTACTTGGACGGCTACTTTATTTTCCAAGAGCCAAACTCGCAGAAATTCTGGACATCTCAATTGCTTGATGGCACCCAGATTGATCCGCTGTCGTTTGCCAGCGCCGAAGGTATGCCGGACAACTTGGTGTCGCTGTTTGTGGACCACCGCGAGGTTTGGCTGTTTGGCACCCAATCAGTTGAGGTCTGGTACGACGCAGGCACCTCGCCGTTCCCTCTGGCGCGCATCCAAGGTGCGGTCAACGAGATCGGCTGCGCGGCGACTTTCTCGGTCGCCAAGATGGACAACTCGCTGTTTTGGCTAGGCGCTGATGCCCGTGGTCAAGGCATCGTGTTCCGTGCCAACGGCTACTCTGGCCAGCGCATTTCAACCCATGCGGTCGAGTACGCTATCCAGAGCTACGGCACTATCTCAGACGCCATTGGTTTTACTTATCAACAGGATGGCCATTCGTTTTATGTGCTGACCTTTCCAACCGCCCAAAAAACTTGGGTGTTTGATGTGGCCACGGGCGCATGGCATGAGCGCGCTGGGTTTGCCAACGGCCAGTTCATCCGTCACCGGGCGAACTGTCAGACCTTTTTCAACAACCAAGTGGTAGTCGGCGACTTCCAAAATGGCAAGATTTACGCTTATGACTTGGATGTGTTTGCTGACGACAATTTGCCACAAAAGTGGCTGCGGTCATGGCGAGCGTTACCCACCGGCCAGAACAACTTGAAGCGTACCGCCCAGCACGCCTTGCAGCTTGAATGCGAGACGGGCGTCGGCATCGTGACCGGCCAAGGCAACGACCCTAAAGTTATTCTGCGCTTCTCAGACGACGGTGGCCACACATGGTCAAACGAGAAGTGGGCCGGTATGGGCAAAATGGGCAATTACGGATTCAGAGCGTTCTGGCGTCGGTTAGGCATGACTGACAAGCTGCGTGACCGCGTGTACGAGGTGTCCGGCACCGACCCCGTCAAGATCGCCATACTGGGTGCCGAACTCGCGTTGTCCGGCACCAATGCCTAATCCCGATAACGAGCCACAACTACCCAAGAACCAATCGCCGATTACCGACGATCGGACAGGGCTTGTCTCGCGTGATTGGTACCGGTTTTTCCTAAACCTGCTTAATAAAGCCAATAGTGGCGGCGGGGGCGGTACAGGCACGGTCACATCGGTCAACGTATCGGGCGGCACGACGGGTTTAACGACCTCTGGTGGCCCTGTCACAACGTCTGGCACGATTACAATGGCCGGCACGTTAAACGTCGCCAACGGCGGCACAGGCGCTACTACCGCGGCAAATGCCCGCACTAACTTGGGCGTACCTAGCACTACGGGATCAGGCGCGTCTGGTACGTGGGCTATTGACATCACGGGCAACGCTGCAACAGTCACCAACGGCGTTTATACGACCGGCTCGTATGCCGATCCGACATGGATTACATCGATTGCCGGCAGTAAAGTTACCGGCAACATTAGTGGCCAAGCAGGCAGCGTAGCCAACGCCCTGACTGCCGGTACCGGCATCTCGTACAGCGTTGGCACGACTTACAACGGCTCAGTAGCGGTCACGATCAACAATTCCGCGCCAGACCAGACGGTGTCCTTGACCGGCGGCACAGGCATCAGCACGTCGGGCACGTACCCAAACTTTACGATCACTAACACGCTGCCCATGACTTACCCTGGGGCGGGCATTCCGAACTCAACCGGCACGGCGTGGGGCACATCGTATTCGACTACCGGCTCCGGCACCGTGGTGGCATTGGCTACATCGCCAAGCTTTACCACGCCCATCCTCGGCACCCCGCAGTCGGGCAATTTCAGTACCGGCACGTTTACGTGGCCGACGTTTAATCAGAATACGACAGGGTCAGCTGCCACGCTAACCACCGGCAGAACCATCTCTATTTCGGGCGATTTAACGTACACCAGCCCTAGTTTTGACGGGTCTGCCAATGTGACGGCTGCCGGCACTTTGGCAACTGTGAACGCCAACGTGGGCAGCTTTACCAACGCGTCGATTACGGTCAACGGCAAAGGTTTAATTACCGCTGCGTCTAGCGGCACTGCGCCTGTTACATCGGTCACCGGCACATCGCCCGTGGTGTCGTCAGGCGGCGCAACACCTGCCATCAGTTTGGCGTCCGGCTACGGCGACACGCAGAATCCGTATGCCAGTAAGACGGCCAACTATTTCTTGGCTGCACCCAACGGTTCTGCCGGCGTGCCGACCTTCCGCGCGATTGTTGCGGCTGACATTCCGACGCTGAACCAAAATACCACTGGTACGGCCAGTAATGTGACCGGGACGGTCGCGATCGCTAACGGCGGTACAGGCCAGACAACCAAAGTAGCCGCATTTGACGCCTTATCGCCATTAACTACCAAAGGCGATTTAATTGGCTTTGACGGCACAGACAATGTCCGACTGCCTGTAGGCGCGGATAACTATGTTTTGACCGCTGACTCAACGCAAACCTCCGGTATTAAGTGGGCAGTCGCCAGCGGTTCAGGCGCAACAATTACGAACGACACCAGCACGTCAACAAACGTCTATCCGACGTTCGCGGCTGCCACGTCCGGTTCGCTGTCGACCATCTATACCAGCAATGCAAAACTGCTGTACAAACCCAGTACCGGTGAATTAACATCCACGGCAGTAGCGGCATCAAATGGCATATTTGTCAATAGTTTAACTATTGGCACCAGTTACACGATTGCTTCTGGGTATTCCGGCATGTCTGCTGGTACGGTGACTATTTCTAGCGGCGTGACGGTAACGGTATCTTCAGGCTCACGATGGGTGGTGGTGTGATTAATCATTATTTCAGCTCCGGCGTGTACGCTAAAGAAACTCGCATACCTGCTGGACAAGTATTGGTACAGCACGCGCACAAATATGACCACATGTCTATTTTGGCTGAAGGTCAAGTTGAAATTTTGGTCGACGGCAAAAAAGACATTTTGTGTGCGCCAGCTTTGTTGACTATAGAAGCTAATAAGCACCACGGCGTAAAAGCGTTAACTGATGTAGTTTGGTATTGCATCCACGCCACTGATTGCGTGGACGAAGATGAAATTGATGACGTGTTGATTGCGCCCGGCAACATGGCCGCCGCGCAACATATTGCAAGCGAATTGCAGAAGGAGTATTGATATGCCTTGGATTATTGGTGGGGCAATGCTTGGTAGTGCGGTACTTGGTGGCGTAGCTTCAGGTTCTGCTGCCCGCGCACAGGAACGAGCCGCGCGTGAAGGAGCTGCTGCGCAAGAGCGCATGTTTAATCGTCAGGTTGAACTGCAAGAGCCGTTTCGCCAAGCAGGCGTTAATGCGCTGCCTGAACTGGTCGCTGCGTCTCGCTATACACCATTTGGCATGGAGCAGTTTCAAGCTGACCCCGGTTACGGTTTTCGCCTTAAAGAAGGTCTGAGAGCTTTGGATCAGTCAGCTGCTGCGCGCGGCGGTCTGTTGTCTGGCAATCAATTGCGCGGCGTCACTCAATTTGGCCAAGATCTGGCATCTCAAGAGTACACCAACGCATTTAATCGTTATCAAGCAGAACGTGCTGCTCGTCTAAATCCGCTACAAAGTTTGACTGGCATGGGGCTAACAACCGCAGCAAATGTTGCAGGGCAAGCAGGTACATATGGCCAAAATATGGCGCAAAACGCTGCTCAGATGGGCAACATCCGCGCGTCTGGTTACATGAACACAGCAAACGCATTGACGGGTGCATTGGGTCAAGGACTAAATTATTACCAGAATCAGCAGATGATGAAGCTGTATGGGCCTAGACAATATGCAGAACCCACGTTTGACGATATAAACGCGTTTAGCCAACAACAATATCCTGGACAAAGAAACTTATAACTATGGCCAATATTGACTACACTCTTCCAGGACAGTTCAAAGGCATTCAGCTTGAATCGCCTATAAACGCTATGGCACAAGCCATGCAGTTGCGCGGGCTGCAAGAAGCTTCGCAAATGAATGCGTTGAAAGCGCAAGAGTATCAGCAGCAAGTGCAAGAACGCAACGCGCTTGCTCAGTTGATGGCCACGCCCGGCATAAAGTATGGATCAGATGAATTTTTTAATGAGCTTGCCACCCGCGCGCCTAGCTTTTACGAAAAAATTGCTACTGGATTAGAAAAACGGAATGCTGCAGAAGCACAACGACAAGCCGCCGAAGCGAGCCGACAAACAGCGCTTTCGACTCAACAACAACGCGAAGCTGCAGCTGAAGAGCAACGTAGAAAAACACGGTTAGCTAACCGCGAGTTTGGATTGCGCAAGATTGCTGGCGCGCCTGATTACGGTCAGGCTGTAAGTATGATTGAACGAAGTGTTCGGGCTGGCGAGATCGACCGCGAAGAAGCAGACGACATGCTTTCGCGCCTAACACCTGACGCTGATATGAGTCAGTTCAGAACCCAAACGCTGACAAACATGTTAGCGCCAGAAAAAGTTTTTGAAGAACAACGCGCAGCAGAAAAAGCTGTGTTTGACATTGATAAACTTAAATCTGACAAATTCGAACGCAGGCTCAAACTTTATCAATCTGTTGTGCCCAACGTCAACACCATAGACGGCGTGTCTCAGCTTGTGTCGGCGATGTATCAAGACCCAGACCTCGGGCCAATTTTGTCGCAGGTACGACCTTATGAAGAGGCTATTAACGCTAATCAAGATGCGTTTAATCAAGACCCTGAGAATTGGAAATTAACGTCAAGCGGCGTTAATCCTAAAGACATCATTGAAATGGCGCGCGCTAAAAACAAGCCTATATCTGTGTCGCCAGGCAGTCAGTTACTTGACCCAAATTCTCTTGAGGTTATGTATACCGCGCCAACTACCACCAAAGAAAGCGAAAGCGATCTGGCGCGTTTGCAGCGCGAACGCGCGGCTATTGCAGCAGAAAATCCAAACGACCCTCGCTTGGCGCAATACGACGCGCGTATTTCTAAGCTAGTTAGCCCGGCAGAACACTTGTCAGATTTGGCCCGCAAGCAAAGCGAGCTTGAGGAGCTTGAAGCCCAGTTGGTTAAAGACCCAAACAACGCCAAGCTTAAACAGCGCATTAAAGAGTACAAAGACGACATCCGCAAAGATACGCAGTGGAAGCCGCCAACGATCGTTATGCAAGCGCCAACCTTATCTGTCCCTGCGATAGATATGGCGGCAGATCGTTTCTTGACTGACGGTACATTGCCACAAGGAATTAGTAAACCTAACCGCGACGCAATTATGAACCGCGCTGCTGCGATGGCCAAAGAAAAAGGCATTAACCCAGACCGCGTGTCGCAGTTAGAAGTTCAAGCTAACAAACAGGCTTTGGGTCAGCTGTCCAAGACTGAAACAATGGTGGGCGCGTTTGAAAAGAATTTTGTTAAGAACGTAAAGATAGTTGAAAACCTAAACGCCAAAAAAGATTCAACCGGTGTGCCGCTGCTACAACGATGGATTAACGCGGGCAAAAAAGCGGTGTCAGGTGATCCTGATCTGGCTGCGATGAACATTGCTATTAAAGCTGTTCAAAATGAATACGGCAAGATTGTGTCTGGCAGTATGGGTAACACGGCGGTTGCGGTGTCAGAAATTAAGCGCATGGAAGACCTGCTTAATTCTGCGCAAACGCCACAAGACGTGCAAGCCGTGCTTAATACAATGAAAGCCGAAACGCAGAACCGTATGGCTGGGTTTAAAGAACAACGCGCTGAATTGACGCAAAGCATGCGCAGTTCTACAACCGCGCCTGCAACTAAACCTAACGCACCTGCGCCGTACACAGACGCCGAAAAAGAGCGCCGATATCAAGAGTGGAAAGCCAAGCAGGGAGGCAGGTAAATTATGACCGAACAAGAAGAGTTTGAATTTCGCCGCCGACTTGAGTTAGAACAATCGCGGGAACAATCCGCGTTGCCTGAAGTAACGGTTACGCCTGACACTATGACGGTTAGCGAAATACCCGCGCCTCGTAACTACAGCATGAGCGAAGTGCCAGGCGCTGCGCTTCGCAACCTGCCAAAAAGTGCGGTTGAATTCGGCAGCAATGTTGTTGCGCCTATCGTTCACCCAGTCAATACCTTTATGGGTTTAGGCGACGTGTTGGGTGGCGTCATGGAGCCTGTGACGCCCAATTTTCTATATGGAAAAGAAGCACTAGAAAATGCCAAGGCTGCGCGCGCTGGGTTAACTGATTTTGTCGTTAACCGCTACGGCGGCTATGAAAACCTAAAACGTACAGTAGCAGAAGACCCGGTCGGATTTTTGGGCGACCTATCTACATTGTTTAGTGGCGGTGCGGGGGCAAGCAGACTTGCAGGTAAAGGACAACGCGCTATAACTCGCGCAACCGACATAAACCCATTAGAAAACGCTATAACTAAAGGTTTTGACACTGCGGCTACATACACCAACCCTTTATCGCCAATTGCTGCCACCGGCAAGTACGCTTACGGCAAGTTAATACCGGAAGCTGAAAAAACCGCAGCAGCGATTGCCCGCAAAGCTTCTGGCGAAGATTTAAGCAAGATTCGCGAGCTGCTGAACAGAGATCAGTCCGGCTTGACCGTGTCTGAGATTCTAGCCGATCTTGACCGCAACCAGGTTCACGCGCTGGGTGAATTAGCGCGTACCAAAGACACGTCTAATTTCTACTCCAAGCTAAACAAGCTGCGCGAGCAGACACGCCAGACCACGTTGGACAATCTGGCAGGCGGCGCAAGCAATACGGAAATCTTAAACAATCTGGCCAAATCAAAGCAGGCGCTGACAGACGTTACCACGCCGATGCGCGAGACAAATAAGGCAGCGGCTAATACCGGCAAGCTAAAGCAACAGTTAGAAGCCGAAGCGTCTACGCTTGGCACAGTAGCAGCGAATAAAGTTGATGATGTACGTCGGTTTACGGCCGCGCGTGATCGCCTAGCTAAAGCAGGGTCAGAACGTAAAGCCGGCGAAACCGGTATGCCAACACCCAACAAGTACACGTTGGAAGGCGAGATGTCGGACGCAGCCGAACGCGTGGCCACCAAAGCCGCCGAAGAGTCGCGCTTGTATGGCGAAGGCGCGCGGTTCGCCAAGGCCCGCGCTGACAGCCTGGCAGCCCACGGCTTGAAACCGTTAGATACCGACGGCGTCATCCGCGACATTAACGCTAAACTAAACGACCCTAAGATTGGCGTGTCAGACGTCAACCGCAAAGTATTGACTACAGTTGGCAAGAAAATTCAAGAATGGACCGCCCGCAACGGCGGCGTCATTGACGTTGATGCGCTGTACGAAATTCGCAAGAACACTGTCAACGAAGTTATCGACAGCCTAGGCAAAGACCCTAAAGCGTCAGCCAAATACGCAGCTAAGCTATTGAGCGAAGTGCGTCCGTTAATCGACGACGCCAT